CAGTGCAACTATCATACAAGAATTGGAAGTCTAGAAAAGGTGACAGCGTGGGCAACGACTTTGTTGAAGGTCTCGCTGGCGAATTAATTAGAAAATTTTTATAATATTTGGAGAATATAATGGCACTACCTAAACTAAACTCTACGCCCAAGTATGAGATGGTTATTCCTTCCCAACAAAAGAAGGTAAGATTCAGACCATATTTGGTAAAAGAAGAAAAGGTTCTTCTTATGGCGTTTGAGAGTCAAGACACGGTTCAAGCAATGAAAGCAATCATTGATACGATTCTAGTGTGTGTTGACGATAAACTTAAAAAAGAAGAACTAACTACGTTTGACGTAGAATATATGTTCACTAAACTTCGTAGTAAGTCTGTAGGTGAACGTAGTAATCTTAGTATTGAATGTTCTGAATGTAAGACACCTAATGAGGTTTCGGTCAACATTGATGATATTGAGATTAAGTTGGATAATCCTTCTGAAACACTTGAACTACAAGAAGACGTTCACGTTGAAATGGGATATCCTTCAGCAGAAGTTCTAATGAATATGAAGGAAGGTATTTCTTCAACTGAGCAACTGATTGAATTAATCATTTATAGTATTAAAAATATTATGACTGAAGAAGAACAGGTCAGTGCAAAAGATGTATCGGAAAAAGATTTACGTGACTTTGTTGACTCAATGACTGGTGACCAGTTTAAGAAAGTCAGCGAATTTGTTGCAACAATTCCAACACTAACAAAAGACGTTGAGTTTGATTGTAAGAAGTGTGGAACAAGTAACAAAAATACATTATCAGGGTTTACTGATTTTTTTTAGTAAACCTTTCCCATGATAGTTTGATTAATTATTATCAGACTAACTTTTCGTTAATGCAACATCATCATTATGGTCTAGACCAACTTGAGATGATGATTCCGTGGGAAAGGGAGGTATATGTTTCTCTTCTCACCGACTATATTAAAGAGGAAAATGAGAAGATAAAGCAACAACAAGGCAGATAGATGGACGAAGAAAATAAGAGTATTGGTTCTCAGCAATTTCACCCACAAAAGGGTGCAGGTAGAGATATGGAAACTCAAAAGAATCTTATTCGTAAAATTATCAATACTATGGAATCCAACCATAAGGATTCTACTGATTTTCATAAAGAAAAAGTTGATATCGCTGAACAAACTAATACTTTATTAAGTTCGTTAGTCGGTGCTGAACTCACTAAAGAAAAAGATAAGCAAAGTGAAAAGGGTGATAAAAAAGAAGAAGAAGTAGAACGTAAAGGTCTATTTAAGAAACTTGCAAATCTTCCTACCGCACTAAAAGATGGTGTTCAAAGAGTAAAAGACGCTCCTAGTAATCTTATGGGAACTCTTGGCAAGAAAGTCAAGGGATTCGGTGGTATGCTTGGCAAACTTGCTTCAGGTGCTGGCATTGGTATTCTTGCTATTGTTGCTACCGCAGGTCTTATGTCCTCTGGTCTTATTGATGGTGAAAAGGTTAAAAAGAATGTTTTAAGTCTACTCAGTATCGGTAATGAAATGGATGTGGCAAAACTTGCCACCTTAGTTGCATTCCCTACTGCAATGAAACAACTTGCAATGGGTCTTGTATTCTTCTCAGCTGGTGGTGGTATTGCTGGCATGACTCAAGGTTTATTAGATAAGTTTGAAGCAGGTGACTGGGCAAATACAACAAAGAAAAACGTTCTTACACTATTGTCTATCGGTGAATCATTAGATGCCAAAAAACTTATAACGCTCGGATTCTTTAAACCAGCTATGATGGCATTAGGTCTCGGACTAGCTGCCTTTGGTGCAGGTGAAGCAATCGCTGGCATTGGTCAAATGGTAGGGTTTGACGCAAATAAATTAAAAGACCAAGTTGGTATATTACTATCCATTGGTCAAGAAGTAGGTAGTATCGGTGAAGCAGCTTGGTTAATAGCATTCGCACCTGCTATGACCGCACTAGGTGTTGGTCTTGCTGCCTTTGGCATTGGTTCAGGTATAGCTGGTGTTGCTCAACTAACAAGTTTTGATGCACAAAAAGTAAAAGACCAAGTAACAACACTATTAAGTATTCCAGAAGGTATGGATTCAGGTCTTCTTGGTATGTTGGGTGAAACAGGTGCAGTCACTACAGCACTTCTTGGATTAGGTGTTGGTCTTGGTGTATTTGGTGCTGGGCAAGTAGTTAAAGCACTTGGTGACTTCTTCTCAAAAGAAGACTTTGCAGAAAATACCAAGAAACAAGTAGAGACACTTTTATCTATTGGTGGTGATTCAGATATAGTTACAAGGTCTGCAAATGTTAGTACTGCTTTAGGTAGTTTAAGTGCTGGTCTCATAAAATTTACTGGCGGTAATTTTATATCTTCTCTCGCAAACGCAGCTACTGGTATTCTAAACTTCCTTACAGGTGGTGAATCTCCTGTTGAACAAATGATGAAACTTGCCGATAGAGAAGAAGAAATCGGTAGAGTTGCAAGAAACGTTGATAAACTACAAGGTGCATTAGGTAAACTATCTAATCTTAAACTTAGTGGTGGTGATTTTGACATAGAAGGAATGTTACAAAGTTTTGGTCATATTCCTTCTCTACTAAAAGGTCTTGCACACGGTGGTAAAATTGAATTTGAGACATTCGGTAGAAACAAGAAGATTGATTTCCAAAAAGGTATTCTAGACCCATCATTACAAGTCCCACAAATTAATAAAGTAATGGGACAAGTTAATTCTGCGTTAGGTATCGGCCCTGCAAGAAACCCTGAGATTGTTTCACAATCAAATCAGAATGCAGAACTTAGAACAGACCAAATGATGGCAGGTGGTGATACTACTGGAGTAGTTACTGTTGCACCAACAACAAACAACAATGTCAATTCAGCAGTCTATGGTGACCCTTCACCTGCTTCGGACGACCTTGACTTAATTTACGTATAAAAAAAGGGAGACCTAAGTCTCCCCTTTCTTACTTTAGACTCCTTAGTCTTCAGCGGCTAGTTTCGCAAAATACGAAAGGGTATCATCCTCGTCAGTAGATGCAGTAACGTTTGGTTCAGGAGCAGACGCAATCACTTGCGGTTCTTGTTCCTTAGCAGCAACTACTTCTGCGGTCTGAGTCAAAGAATCATTCTTGACTGTAGACCCTGCACCAGTTGATTGACCTAAGACTACTTCTAGTCTTTGTTTCAATTCGTCATATGACTTATATGATGACGGTGCAGTAAACTCTGATACATCGTGCAACTGATTATAAGTTGCTTCGAGTTTAGTTTCGTCTGCTTCCAATAATGGTGAAGACGCTTTAAACTCTGACTTATCATAGTTTCTATACCCTGCAACATTCCTAATCTTTAATTGGAAATCTGCACCAGACCAGAAATCAAATGGATTGATTGGTTCTTCGCCTGGAAATTCAGGTTGCATTTTATCCATAATCTTATCAAAGATTTTTTTACCGAAGTCATAAAGGAATACTTTACCTTCGTTTGCAGGATTGGATGGGTCGTTAACGACCATAATGTTTGCAACGTAGTGAAGTCTACGCTTCTGTTTACGTGCAGTTTCTTTGTCTTCCTCTATACCAGAGTTCCAAAGACGTGAATTGTATTCACTTACTGGGTCATTGTTACCTAGAGTAGTCAGAGACTTCTCAACATACCATTGACCAGTCGGCCCTTTGAAGAAGTGGTCGAAGTATCTTACCCAAGGTAATTCTTGACCTTCAGCGGCAGGGAGGAAACGAATAACTGCGTAACCATTACCAGACTCATCAACAGTCGGTTTCCAGAAACGAGTATCTTCGTATTTGTTTTGAGTTTGCTTACCACCAGACATTTCGGCAGCAGCACTTGCTAGTTTGGACACATCAGTCCGATTAGTTTTTAGATTTGCAAAAGACATATTATTTCTCCATATATTTGCGTATTAGTTGTATTATGCGTATTCATTGTATCATAATATAAAGTTAAAGTCAACTCTTTTATTTATCAATAGGAAGAGTTTCATTTTTGGCAAGAAAATTGAGATTCATTGCTTCCAACTCAATTTTCTCTTTGATAGATGTCGTGATATATTTCTTGACATCCTCAATCTCTAGATTGTTTTCCTCACAAAGGTAAACAACCGCATCCATATAAGACATGGATTTTGTTCGTACCGTATCTTCGGTCATACGTGTAAATTTCTTTTTGTTTATGAAGTTAGATTCATCTCCAGACGAATCAACCCCACCTATAATCATATCAACCTTCGCCATCTTCAATTACCTCTTCAGTCATAACTGGTTTAACAGTATCTATACGGTTGATATCTTTTTTAAATTGGTTTGCATACTCTGGGTCTCTCTTGAACTCTTCTTCAAGTTCTTTAGTCCAGACTTGCATTATATCAGGATACCAGACATTATGAGAACGTTTGGGAGTACCGTCCGAATGATATGCCATAGTGACACACACTCTTTGGATACGTCCCTCACGATTCTCACCATAACGAAAATCGAACCATACACCGTGTTGCAAATATCTTTTCATATTTGAGATGTAGGTACTCAAGTCTTGGTATTCAGACCTTTCCTTAGAAACCTTTGAAGTCCTGTAAGACCTCATTGCTTTCAGTTGGTCTTGATTGGATTTAATCCATTCTTTGACTTTCTTCCAATGTAAGAAATGGTCTTCAGGTAGTTCTCTCAAATCCTTATGGACTGACTTACTACCGTCCGCACCTCTAGCTGCACGTGCTTTAGCAAGACGTTCAATCGCTGCCTTCTTCTGTTCTTCAGACATAGGTTTGCGTTTGCGTTTGACGGTTTTACGTTTGTAACCGACTTCCTCTAGGGCACGTTTCTTATTCGCTTCCCTAGTTCGTTTTGCTTTTTCTTGTGGAGTTAATTTCTTAGGCATAGAATCTATTATACACTATGTGGCAGAAAATGTCAAGAGTGAGTCAACACGGAAAGAACGCCAATCATTCAAATCTAAGTCAAATACACGAACCGCAACTTGATTCTTTTCTAAGTTTGCGTTTGCGTCTGTCTTAGGCATTTTATCCGCAGGTATCATATCAGATACCAAGGTTGCTTTCATATTACGAACTTCACCGTCTTTTACTTTGGTAAAAGATAAGTTCACGACACTTTCTCTTAAAGTGTTAACTATTTCATCATAAGTCATTTCATTCTCCATTATGCGACTCCTTCTTGAAACCAAGTTGGAGTAGTAGTCTTCCAAGTTGCGAATCCTACTTTCTCTTTGATGTAGTAGAAACGATATGCTTCTACAGGGTCTTCACGTTTGCAATACTCAGGCATTGCTTGTGCGAATCTTGTTAGTCCTACCTTTGGAATATTTATAGGACTGGTTGATAGTATACCAGACATTTTAGTATCTGTCAAGTGATATTTACCATATCTTTTCGTATACTCTTTACAACACTCTCTAAAGTGTGCATACAACCATTGATAATTTTCTTCTGACTCACGCACCCAAATGTTTGAAGGGTGATTTACGTGAGACGCTTTGTAGAGTTCGTTCTCTAGTGTAGGGTGTTTCCAACGTTTAATCTTACGACCATTCGCAGTCTTACCATAATATTCTTCACCGTCAAGAGTTCGATGTGCAGTTGACATAAGCTGACTATATTCAACAATCATTTTGACAATATGTTTATCGCACATATCCCTTGCCGCTTTAACAGGGTCTTTATCTAAATGAAATATATTCATAAGTACGATATCTCCGCAAGTAAGTTTTCAACTTCACCCATTGTAAGGTGTCCTATCACATCTTCAGTGATTGGTGTATCATAACAGAGTGAACCATCTTTGTCAAGTACTGCAAGTTCATACTTACCATTTTTCCCACCATACGAGAAGTCGTGTTTGACTACCGAGGCACCATAACCATTATCAAATGTGTAGAGTAGTTGATATCCGTTGAGGTCAGACATTTCTACCTTCTCAACCAGACAACCACCCTTGATTTCTTTATACTCTTTGATACTCATAAATTAATTCCTCACCTTTAAGTTCTTTACCAAAATATACGGTTAAACCGTCACTACAAGTTCTTTTAACCAATCCACTATTGTATTCAATATCCGTTACAGATTTGCCGT